AAAAATTATAAATTATGAGTTTAGGAAGTAAAACAAGTCAGCCATTTTATGTAACCACAGGAGCGGGTACAGATAAAATAGATCCAACTAGAAAAACAGATCTAGAAACATTATTTACAGCAGATAAAGATAAAGGTAATTCTTATGTTATAAATGATAATACTTTAGGCCCTCTTATAATGAATATACAAAGAATGCAAGATGATATAGATGAGCTTAGAAGATTTGTTGTAAGCAATGATGATAAACCTTTAGTATATTCAGAAATAACAATTTCTGCTTCTGAAATGGCTGCTCTTCATACTACAAGAAAAACTCTTGTAAGTGCACCAGGATCAGGTAAAATTATTATACCTGTTTCTATAATGATTAGAATGGATAAATTAAATTCTAATAATAATATGACTCTTTCTAGTTTATTTGTTGGATATTATGACAGTGATAATAGAGATGTAACAAGAAATCCAACTCATAAAGCTTTAGGAATTTTATATAGAACAACTGTACCTGCATCTAGAATCTTAAATGAAAGTAGTTCACCTATTCACAAAAGTTCATTTATAGAAGATTCAGAATTAGCTATGTTAACAGATGTTGCTGTTGGTTCTAATGGAGCAACAACTTCAAAAGTTTGTTTATTATATTATATTGCAGATGTAACTTAAAAATTATAATTATGGCATTAACAAGTAAAAAATATGAAAAGTTTTATAATACTACTGGTAGTGGGGATGATAAAATATCAACTGATAATTTAGCTAAAGCAGAAGGTATCTGGGATCATTATAGAGCTAAAGGTATGGATATATATTTTGATGACATTCAATTAGCTCCACTTATCTATCAATTACAACAAATGCAAGATGAGTTAGATTATCTTAGAACAGAAATAGGAACTAATAAAGGTAAAATTACATTTCCTGGATTAGGTAAAACTAATAGTACAGCATTAGCAGGTGATACAACAACTATATCTACAGCACAAGCAAATGCTATAACAGCTAATACAGCTAAAACTACATTTCCAGGTTTTGGTACTAGTAATTCTACTGCATTAGTTGGTGATACTAAATTAGTGGGTATAGGATCTAATACAACATTGTCTTTTGGTGATTTAACGGAAACAACATCTAAAGGTAAAACAACTTATAGCATAGTACTATCAGCTACTAGAGACTTTGGAGGTAAAACTGGATCAGTAACCAAGTCAATAACACTAACATTAACATAATAAGATATGAGAAAACAAGTTTCAGCACAATTAAAATTTATATATAAGAATTTAACTTATAATACAGGTAATCCAGAATTAATAAAACCTGCAGCAAATAATGGAAATATATTTAGTTCAATGCAAATGAATGTTGCTAATACATATTCAGCAGGTATTGTATTTGATTTATATTTTCAAAATGCAGCAGGAGAAAAATTTTATATAATAAAAGATGCTAAAATAGGAAGAGGATATAATATAGATTTTTTAGAGGGTCATCCTAAAGGATTAACATGGAGTGATGATATGGATTTATATACTAAGATATCTACTGGTTCAGGAACCGCATCTTTAATAATGAGTTATATGGGGCTTTTTCAAGCTCAATAAATATTTTTTACATAAACTTTTTTTATTTAAACTTTTTATATATATTTGCCATAGTTATTAATTTTTAAACTATTAAAAAATGGCAAAAGAAACTAAGTCTACTAAAGAAGTAGAAGTGTCAAAAGAAGAACTTGACAAAAAAAGAAAAGAAGTTACAGCTTATTATAAAGAGCATATACCTTCTTTAAAAACTCAGTTAGAATATGAAGAGTTATTAAGAGATATTGAAAAGTGTCGTGCTGAAAGATTACAAGCACAAATGTTTGTAGCTAATACTATGGCAGGTCCTCCTGAAGAGCCTAAATCTCCAGCAGGTGCTGAATTTAAAAAAGCACAAGCTCAACAAACTGCAGCTGAAACGGTTAAAAGAACTTTAAAACGTACAGAAAATGCAACTAACTAGAGAAAAAATTCAAGAAACCATCAAACGTAAAACAGATTATCTGTGGTTTGACAAAGGTGACTATAATCTTAATATCATAGGTGTAAGAAACTCTGATACTAAAGATAAAGTTACAAACCGTTTTGATGATAAACTAACTCTTTCTTATAAAGTTAATGGTGAATGGCAATTTCATTCTTTTGATTGTACTACAGATCCAGGTACTCACTGGGTTGAAAATATAATGAGAAAGGATGGAGTTGCTATACTTAAGCCCGGTCAGTATAGAGGAAGTCATATTATTAGAAAACATCAAGGTAGATATGAAGCTTTAGGACAAGATAGACCTGTAAAAGTTTATAGAGATGATAACCGTGATCAATGGTATAATCTCCATGAAGAATGTGTGCAAGAAGGTTTATTTGGAATAAATATTCATAGAGCTACTAAATATGCTGGTAAAAAATCTACACAAGTAGACAAGTGGTCTGCTGGATGTCAGGTTATTGCAGCTAATGATGATTGGAAAATATTTATGAAAGTATGCAGAAAAGCAAGAGATACTTGGGGTAATAGATTTACCTATACTTTATTAGAAAGCAAAGATATATTACATTCATGGCTATAGTAAATAAAGTAAATAAGAAAGTAAAAACAAGTAAGGATGAGGTTATTAAATACCAAATCCTTACTTATTGCTTTTTAAATAATATTCAAATAAGTAATTCTGATCTTAATTGTTTAGCAGAATTAGCTAAAGCAGGAAGTAAAGAATTAACTTCTTTTTGTAAAGAAATTTCAGAAAAGAAAATATTTAAAAGTTCTCAATCATGCAGAAACGCTTTAGCAAAAGCTGAAAAAAAGAATTTGATTATTAAAAATGGATCTAATAAAAAAACTATTTATATTAATTCTGATTTAAATATACAAACAGAAGGTATAATATTATTAGATTATAAAATTTTAGGAATTGAAACCGAAGAATCATAAGTCTTTTTTTGAAGAGGTGGCAAAAGAAATAGGTGTACATAAAGATGTAGTAGATGATATTGTAACTTTTTATTATGCTAAAGTAAGAAAGAATTTATCTAATTTAACTGATACACATATAAATGTATCAGGATTAGGAACTTTTAGCATTAGAAAGAAAAAATTAGAAAAAACAATAAAAAGAAATAAAGATATATTAGGTAATCTTGAAAAGATGACTTATAAAGGTTTTGATAAATATCTTCCTGTAAAAGAAAAACTTAAACAAATGGAAGAAGTTTTAATTAAAATGAATAATAAATTAGAAAAAAGAAAAAACTTTAAAAATGAAACTAAATAAAATTATAGGTGCTTTTGGTAATATTGATAAAATATTAGAAGGTGTTAAAAATAATATATTTAAAAAAGAAGATGTTGAACAAATTGCAAATCTTAGATATCAAAATTGCATAACATGTGAACACTTTGATAATAAAGGGGATTCTTGTGCTGTCAACGGTACTCAACCATGTTGTGCAGATTGTGGATGTAGTTTAGCTTTAAAGATAAGATCATTATCTTCAAGTTGTCCTAAAGGTAAATGGAAGGCTGTCATGGATAAAGAAACTGAAATGGAAGTAAAAAAACAAATAGGTAAAAATTTATATAAATAGTATGCCAGTAATATTTAGATCAGACGGACATATATATGAAACATTAGATGAGAATCTTAAAAAAGATCAAATCAAATGGACAAGTGTTACATCATTTGTAGGTATGTTTAAACCTAAATTTGATGCAGAAGCACAGTCTAAAAAGTCCTCTAAAAATAAAAGATCTAAATGGTATGGTATGACACCAAAAGAAATTTTAGCAGCATGGGATAGTGAATCACAAAGAGCAATTAGTTTGGGAAATTGGTACCATGATGAAAGAGAAAAAAGATTATTAGAATTTAAAACTATTGAAAGAGATGGTACAGAAGTTCCAATAATAAAACCTATAGTAGATCAAAATGGAATAAAAATTGCACCTGAGCAAAAACTTTCTGAAGGTGTATACCCAGAGCATTTTGTTTATTTAAAATCTGCAGGATTATGTGGGCAAGCAGATCTTGTAAGTATAGTTAATGGTAAGATTAATATTCTTGATTATAAAACAAATAAAGAAATAAAGAAAAAAGGATTTACTAATTGGGAAGGTATTACATCTAAAATGTATAATCCTGTTAGTCATTTAGATGATTGTAATCTTAAACATTACAATTTACAATTAAGTTTATATGCTTATATAATTAAAAAACATAACCCTAAACTTAAGATTGGAGATTTACAGATACAACATGTTATATTTGAAAAAGAAGGAGAAGATAAATTTGGATATCCAATAACTAAATATAATGATCAAAAAGAACCAATAATAAAAGAAATTAAAATTTATGAATTACCATATTTAAAACAAGAAGTTCAAAGTCTTATGATGTGGTTAAAAGATAATCCGTTATGCTAATAAAATTATTTGATATACAAAATGGAAAAGTAGTTCCTTCAGAACATTGTTATACTTTAAAGTCATTAAAAACTATAATGGAAAAATATCCAGATACATATTTATCTATATATCAATATGTATTTTATATGACATGTCCAGATCCTGATATGAATCCTTTCTTTAATCTTCCAGAGCATGAAAAAGAAGACATGATAATAGAAGAGGTAAGTTTAGAAGAATCTACTGAAGACGGTGCAATAAGACATGCTGTAGATACTTGTAAAGAATTATATCAAACCCCAACATATAGAGCATATAAAGGTATTAAAACTATGTTAGATAGATTAGCAAGATATATGGAGACTACATCTATAGAGCATGGTAGAGATGGAAACTTAACTTCATTAGTCAATACTGCTGCTAAATTTGATCAAATTAGACAATCATTTAAAGGAGCATATAATGATATGAAGGATGAACAAAAAAGCTCTGTCCGCGGTGGACAGGGTCTAGCTTATGATCAATTATAAATTTATTTAAAACTATGAAAAAATTAAAAGTAATACCTGTTGGGCATAATATATTAGTAAAGCCTGTACCAGTAAAAGAAACTACAAAATCTGGAATTCTTCTTCCGTCATCACAAATACAGCAAATTCCTAAAGGAACTATTATTGCTAAAGGAGGTAAGGTAAGTGATGAGTTTAATGAAGGAGATCATGTACAGTGGGTTCTTGAGCATACTAATGCTAAAGAGTTTATGCATAATGATGAAAAACATTTATTATTAGCAGAATCAGGAGTGGTTTGTAAAATATCCCATCTAGATTAAATGTACAAAAAAGTACCTACATATAAAGATAATAAGTGGTCATATACTGAATTTGAAACTAGAGAAAGTTTTATTAAGTATTTGACCACTTTATTTAGAGAACCAGGTCAATATGAATTTGATGAAGTAGCTTTGTTATTTAATAAACAAGCTACAATATTTAATGATCAAGGTTTTTATTGTGATAAACCTTTTAGATCTAAAGATTATATTAACTATTGGAATGATCAAAAAGAAAAATGTAGGGAAGGTGTAATATATCATGGTAAAAAACAAGTATGGTATGTTACAAGAGATTATTATATGTGGTTAAATTTCTTACCAATATTTGATAAAGAAGAAAAGAAATATGGATTTGCTAAAGTAAGAGATGCACAGTATCATATGGCATTATATGAAATATTAGCAGAGTTAAATAATAAACATGTTGCTATATTAAAGAAAAGACAGATAGCTTCCTCTTACTTTCATATGGCAAAAATTATAAATCAATTTTGGTTTGAAGAAGGATCTATATGTAAAATAGGTGCATCATTAAAAGACTATATAAATGATAAAGGTTCATGGAAGTTTTTAGATGAGTATAAAACATTTCTTAATGAACATACAGCATGGTATAGACCATGCACTCCTGAGAAAGTATTATTATGGGAACAAAAGATTGAAGTTAGAATAAATAATAGAAAAACTAATAGAGGTCTTATGTCTAAAATACAGGGAGCTTCTTTTGAGAAAAATGCAACTACTGGAGTTGGTGGACCTTGTAATTATTTCTTTCATGAAGAAGCTGGTATTGCTCCTAAGATGGATCAAACATATGAATATATTAGACCAGCAATGACATCAGGTATGATGACTACAGGTATGTTTATTGCTGCTGGATCAGTGGGTGATCTTGATCAGTGTAATCCTTTAAAAGAATTTATATTAAATCCACAAGCAAATGATATATATGCAGTTGAAACAGATTTAATGGATGATAAAGGAACAATAGGTATATGTGGTTTATTTATTCCAGAACAATGGTCTATGCCTCCACATATTGATGAATATGGTAATAGTCTAGTTCCAGAAGCTTTAAAAGCTATTGATGAAGAAAGAGCTCAATGGAAAAAAGATCTTGCTCCTGAACAATATCAATTAAGAATTTCTCAAAAACCAATTGATATTGCTGAAGCTTTTGCATATAGAAAAGAAGCTGTTTTTCCACAAGCTATATTAAGCAAACAAATAAGAAAAATAGAAGAAAAAGAATACTCATATGAATTTATAAAATTAGAAAGAGATGATGAAGGAATTG